CTTGCCTGCTCACTCACTCATTCCTCCTTGGTTATTCGGCCTCCACGTTTAGAAGCCGGCTCCCTTCGGTTTGTAGTGCTGCCAACAGATTGATGCGTCGCGTCTGGCCCACGTCGTCAGCGGTGCGGCGCAGCAGCGTCACGACCTCCGCAGCGGTCAGGTCAGGCCGGTGTGCCCGCAGGATGGCCACGCAGCCAGCCACCATCGCGGTTGAGTAGCTGCAGCCGCTCGAATAGTTGCCGTTCGCAACGACGATCCGACCGAACGCGCCGATGCAGCTATCGTCCACACTGCCCAGCCAGTAGCGACCATTCAAGCCGGTGGTGTTCACGGGCAGCATGTTCGACAGCCGCGAGGCGGCCGGGTAGTCCAGGGGCCCTGAGTCAGCCACAGCGCAACAGAGCACCACGTCCCGCGCCCTCGCCATCACGCAAGCATTGCTGAGTCGCGTGTCGAATGTCGGGAATCCTTCCGTGACCGTGATGACCTTGCAGCCCGCCGCAACCAGGTTCTCAATACCAGCCGCAATCAAACCAGCCTCGAAGCGTGCCATGGCCACGATGGAGAGTTCGCTGCGTGGCGACACCGTTCGCACGATCTCCACAATCCGCTCACCGTGCCCAGTGAACATATCCACCACGCCTACCTTTGCACCGTTGGCCTGCACCGCCCAGCAGGCTGCCAGGTTCAGATCGTTCGTGCCGGTCTCAGACGACACATAGACGCCGTTCTGGTAGAGCCGCGAGGGACTGCCATCGTTGCGCACGTAGCGCGGCGGATTGACAGCCTCCTCGCGGGTGTAGCCTTGGCCGAGGTAATACGGCACCAGCGCACCCGAGCACGAGAGGCACAGAAGGAATGGAAGTGCCAAGCGCATTAGAATTGACGGGCCGTGCCAGCCGGTGAAGTTCCTGCCGTGATGACTAGCGCACCGCCCGGTTGCAGGATTGCCGTAGCGTGCGCAGCGAGGCCGGTCGTGTTGGTATAGACACCAGTCCCGGCGCTGTTCTTGATATACCAGTTCAAATCGGCCAAGCTCGCGTGGAAGTCAACCACCGCATTGACCGTGTAGCTGTTGGTCCAGCCCGTGGCGGTGATGGCGATGGTCGCGGCAGAGGCGAAGGAGGCGACGCCGTTGGTGGCGGTGGCGGAGCCTCCCGTGATGATGTTTTCCGCACCGCCTGTCCCGGCAATAAATGTGATCGTAGGGGGCGAACCCGCTTCAGCTTTAATTCGTGCCGAAGTCGCGGACGGCGTACCGAAATTAAAGTTGGTCGTTGCGGCTGCTGCACCGGCATTGTAAAATGAGAAATCTCCGTTGGCTGTTGGAAGCAAGTAGCCGCGAGACGTGAATGAAATCCCCTTCGTAATAGCAAGTGAAATGTCATCGGTTAGAGTAATAAGGTTAGCGTAAATCCGGTTACTCGAAATGACAGTGCTCACGCCGTTCTGCGTGTCCGTAATACCTCCGTAAGACTGGACGCCGTTGGTGGCGGTGATGGAGCCTGATGCGTAAGCATTGCTGAAAGACAGCGTTCCCTTACTCGCGTTTCCCACGGAATCATCAAATATAAACTGATTGTTCGACGGCATTTCAATATAACCCCTTGAACCAAACCGGATATATTTATCTGATCCCAGCAGGATGTGTCCACTCTGCGTTAGATTTCCACCAATGCTGGCAATCCCAGACAGTGTAAGCGTTCCAGAAGTCACCGTATTACTCGAAATCACCGTGCTCACGCCGTTCCTTGTAACAGTCACATCAAACGCATTGCTGATCGAACTCGCCGCCGCTGCATTCGTGAACCAGAGCGCGCCGGTGATGTTGGCCTGTTGCAGGTTGGTAATGCCGGAGCCGTTGAAACTCCCGTCACCATTCGCAAACATAGCAAACTCCACTACCGTATTCGCTGACGCCGTATAGGACCAAGGCGGCGTGTTTGTGATGCGCCACATATCCACATCCTCACCACCACCAGCTACCGCTGGTCGGTTCACTTGAAACCTCGTGTTCACCGGATACACCGCAGCATAAGGCCGGTCCACACCCTCCATCACGGGCTGGTCCATCTGCATCCAGTCCCCGCTCAAGGCATTGGTGTTCAAGACCACGACACCACCATAAACCGCATAAAAATGTGCATTGCGCAAATGCGTGTCCAGTTTAGGACGGCGCAGCACTGCCGCGCCAAGCGAGTATTCGTGAGTGGTGGGCCAGATTGGATTGTGAATGCTGTTCCCGTCCACACCGATGAACGCGAATTTCAACCCGTCAGCGTAGAGATGATCTGTGTGCGCATCGAAGCCGATGGCCAGCCCGGCAAAAAACGTGTCCTTGATTAAACCGGCATGATCGTTCGCATTGCCCATCACCAGCCCAACGATGCCCTGTGCTGTATCGTAGAGCGTGCCGCCATTGATGCTCACCGCACTGCCCCACGAGTTGTTCGTCATGATCCGCCAGCTCGTGAAGTTGCACGAATCAATCAGCGCGTAAGACATGTTCGTGATGCGCAGCAGGACGTTGGTTGTCTCGGTCAGTGCCGAGAAGCCCATGTCCCGCACCACAACATGTATCGGCAGGTCCAGAGCGCCGCCAAGCGGATTGCCACCACCGCGAATATCAAACGTGTAGATGCCCGTTCCAGAGCCGGCATAAACCAGCTTCGTATCCAGCAGCGAGCTTCCGTAGAGCTTCAATGACGTGGTGTAGAGGTTGGAATACACTAATGCGTTTGTGTAGTAGAAATACCCCGAGCTAAACCGCAGCGTTCCGCCCGCGGCAGTCGGGCCGTATTCCGTCCCGTCAGGCAGCGAGTCCAGTGCCTCTTGAATGCCGGCAGTAGTCGTGCCGGGTGTGAACGGGCCGAAAATGTTCGTGGTTTGATTGGCTTCCACCGCGATATGCGGACCAGTCGCCAAGCCGTGATTCAGCGAATTCACCATTAACCCGTCGCCGGTGAAGCGGCCGACATACAGGGGCGTCTGCGCGGCGCCTGCCACGAAGATCGCCAACAGAAGGATTATTGGCAGGAGTACGAGCAAAGAAAGTTTTGTTTTCATCGAAGGGTTAATTCCATTGTGAACTGTACCACCAGAAGATTTGCCCAGTCAGCCGGTTCACGTAGGGCGTTCCCTCTGTTCCGCTCGGCGGGCCGGCGGGATATATGACGGTCGGAGCCCCGTCGCCAGCCAGTGCGCCACCGCCGCCAACGCCGCCGGTCATTGAAAGTGTCCACGCGCCATTGAACTTTTCGTAAAAATCTCCGGTGGTGGTGTTGATCGCGGCGTCGCCGTCGCTCCCGAGATCAGACGCGGGCGCGGAGGTTACGCGGTGAATTTTGCCGTAGCCCATCGGCGGGTTCGGCTGAGGCGGGTGGCTCAGGTTGTCCGCAACGTAAAGTGTTGCCATGCGCCGCAGCCTACGCCTCCACTTGAGGGTTGGCAACGGTTTTTTCAGCCGCCTGCGTCTGATGAAAATGAGCCTGTGCGTTGCCTCCGATAACCACCGCCCCGGCCGGAAACGCCGCGTTCGGCGCCGGGGAAGGTTGTTGCTCTCCCGGAACCTTCGGCTCTTGTGAGAGCATCGCCGCGCTCAACTCGACGCTTTTCCCAACAAGCTTCGCAAACAAATCGCCCAACTTGCACACTTCATCCGTCGGAACATCCCCAGCTTTATCCGCTGTGTTTTTTGCACGGATGAGGCGGGCGATCTCGCTCGTAATGCCAAGCAGCCACGCCTGATTCACCAGCAACGCCCCGCGCTGGGTTTCAAGGATGCCCTGCCGCTTGACGTGCAGGCCGAGTCCTCTGAGTCGCTTAACGTCTTGGGCGGATACCTTTTGAACGTCCATCAACGCCTGAAAGTCGGCCTCCGTTTCCGCGTCCGTCGGCACGGCGTCGGCGAGTTCGATGTCCACTTCGATCGGTTTGCCAAGAGAGAGGGATTTCACGTCAGCCTTTCCAGTCGGGTTCGAGGCGCTTGAGTTTGTTGCGCTGGAGTTCGATTCTGTCGGTCAGCGTCGCTTTCTCCTTGTCCGTGGTGGTGGATAAATTCAGTTTGGAGCGCATCAGGAATATCTGGCGTTCGATGTCCTGTCCCTGCGAAGTCTTGGCGGTGACGGGGTGGTTAAGTTTTTCGGGCTTTTCTCGCTCCTGGTTAAACGGAGGCGTTTTAACTTCCTGCGACTTTTCCGAGATTTTCTTAACCACGGGAACGGATGGCTCCATTTCAATCACCGGCGCTTCCGAACTGGAAGTCCAATCAATGCCGCCCATTTCGATTTGAAGTCGCGCCAGTTTGATGATGCTGTCCACGGTTTTGCAGACGATGTTCGCTTGCGCCGGGTCGGCTTCTCCGGCGATGGCGGCGTCAAATTGCAGTTCCAGTCCTTCTACGATGTTTTTAACGGAAACCATATTTCCTTTTCAGTTGGATGACTCGGCGCTTGAGTTCGACAATTTCCGCCGGAGCGCCATGCCAGCGAAGCGCCGCCCGCACATAATTCGCGTCGAGCCTGTCCCGTCTGCGTTGTGATTTGGTTTTCGCGTTCCGCTTCTTCTTGCGCAACCACGTCGTCGTCCGTCTGGCTGCTCTCCGCTCGCGCCATGCCTGCCGGTTGCGACGGGCCTTGGGTTCTCCGACCGCAATCCACCATGCGGTTTTCTCGCGCTTCTGACGAGCATACCATTGACGCTTGCACGCGCGGTCTTTTTCCTTGTCTGCATAGGGCATGGCTTCGATTCACGTTTCCTCGCCATCAAGTTCCAGCGGCCATCCCATCCCCGTCAACCCCTGCTCGTGCAACCAGCAGCGTTTCATCGGGAACCACGCCGCCAAGATCATCGCGCACCAACACCCCATCGCCTCCTCTCGCCCCGTCTCCGGGTTGGTCCACCGCAGATCTGTGTCCGTCGCCCTGGGGTTTCCGCACGACTTGCGCCGCCGGTCGAAGATCGGACACCGCCGGCACGCGGCCATGCGCGCGAGATAACGCCGCCCTGGTGTGCGCGATGGCTTCGCGGAGAGACTTGAGAGTGGGTTTATCAGCAGAACGAACAATGTGGTAAGCCGCGCCATACACATTCCGCGCCATCGGGTCCGGCACAAGACGAAAGCCGCCGCGATGTCCGTGCGAAACACGGCGAGCGTGAGCTTGAACCATTTCCTTGCGGTGGCTCCAGAACAAAGCCCAAGCCGTCGGCGCAAACCGCTCCAGTGACCCTTGAAAGTTACGTGCATATTTTTCCGGCCCGGCCGCTCGACGCCGCTGGCTTTCCGCTTTGCCAACCAGATTCCACCATTTAGCGGTGTGCTCCAGTTCAATGTGCCTCAAGCAGTGCTGGCCTTCAATGTCCATCGCCATGATGCGGCTTCCCTCCATCGCGTGCCGCATTAAATTGACCGCCTTGTAAGGCGCCGGTCGGCCTATGTAATCCATCCAGTCGGCGCGCAACGGGCAGTTGTGCAACCGGAAGTAGTGGCAATCCACCGGCGCCTCGCGATTGATGAGCGTGTGCGCGATATGCAGGCAGAACGCCCGCCAGAAATACTCCAGTTGCTCCAGCGAGTCCCCGACGCCGCGCGCCAGCAAGTCCGCCAGCCACTCGCGCCGCTCCTTTGATTCGGGCTTCGCCTTGCTATCGGGCGGTCGCCGTGCGCCCCACACGAGATGATCTTCCGGGTCGTCCGCCGTGATCTTGCAGCCGCCCATGCGGGACAGCCGCACCTCGTATCGCCACCCGCTCCGACCTCGCGTATGGGTGCAAGGACCGATCGGAACGTGACCTTTGATGCGCCATCGTCCATCAATGTTTTCCACGGCCTTGAAACCCTGGAAATGCTGGTCGAGCGCCTGCCGCTGGCAGCCGAGCAGCGGCACGGCCGGCTGTAAAATCGCCCGCTGCCTCTTACTGGAACGCTGGGGGTCTTGCTGGAAAACAATCTTGACCGGAATTCTCCAGACAACCGGCTTCGTGCCGCGGAAGATCCAGACTTCGTTCATGGCGGCATCGTGAAGCCCAAGCGAAACTTTGTCAAAGAAAATCGTTGACGTGTTCGTCTATAAGACGTAAAAGTCTAGCCGTGACGGAAAACCAGTTCAGAAAAGACCTTGCCCAGAGCATCTCGCGTCGCCGTCAGGCGTTGGGTCTTACCCAGTCAAAGCTCGCCAAGAGCATCGGGTTGACGCAGGATTGGATTTCCCACTACGAGGGCGGACGGCGCGCACCAAGCGCATTCATTTTCTGGAAACTCCAAAAAGCATTGCAAATGACGTGGAAGTAAACTCATCAAGCCATGAACATCACGCGCATCACCATCGGGCGGCTTTACAATCTTGGTTCATACGAACACGTTCGATACGAGCTTTCCGTGGACGTTAAGGAAGGCGAAAGCGCGCGGAGCGCGCTTGTTGCCGTCGAGAAAATCCTGTCCGCCCTGTCTCCCGAAAGCAAAGCCTGCGTAAAAACCCGATCTGAATTGGAGCGCGGTTTGCTCCACATCCGCCAGCTTCGGCTTGATCTGGAGAAGAAGGGCGATGAGCAATTCACTCGCGAACACGGTTACTTTACCGGCACTCCGCTTGAATACATCGAACGATGCGACCGGATGCACTACGAAGAAGTAGCAAAACGCGAAAGATACGAAGCCCGGGCCTCCAAGGCGCGCGAACTTCTTGACGATCTCGGCGGAGCGGCCAAGTGGAAAGATGCCAAACTGGACTGGGAAGATTACGACGAACAATGCTGAAACCATGAATCCTGAACCTACAACGCTCGAACTCGAAGTTGTCACGCCTGAATCTGAAACCAAGCTGGCGAAGTACGCCAGCCAGACCGGGCTTGAGAAACAGTCCACCGAAACACTGGTCGAAGCCTTCCGTCCGATCTTCGCCAAATCCCGCGCCGCAATCCTGGACGCTCAAGGCGTCGCGGAGTCGGTGAAGGATGCGACCTGCGTGAAGGAAATCAAAAAGTCGCGCGCCTGCCGGCTGGCCCTCCGCGCCGTGCGGCTCGAAAGCGACGCGGTTCGGAAAAAACAGAAGGAGCACGCCTTGCTTTACGGCCGCGCAGTTGACGGTTTCCACAACATCCTGCTGGCTGATTTGTCCCCCGTGGAAACCGCGCTTCAGGAGGCAGAGGACATCGCCGAGCGAGCCGAGGCGAAGCGATTGGCCGAACTGAAAGCGGCGCGCGAGGCGGAACTGGTTCCGTTTCTCGACGAGCCGCTGATGGGCAACATGGCGGACCTTACGGAAGCCGACTACATGAAGAAGCTTTCCAACGCGAAACTGCTACGGCAGGCAAAACTGGACGCCATCGCCAAGGAAACCGCCGAACGCGCGGCTAAAGAGGAGGCGGCCCGGGTGGAACGCGAGCGGCTGGCGGCGGAGAACGCCCGCCTGCAAGCCGAAGCCATCGCCCGCGAGGCAGCGGCGAAAGCGGAGCGCGAGGCGGCGGAGAAGAAGCTGGCGGAAGAACGCGCCGAAGCCGCCCGCGTCGCAGCGGAGGTTAAGGCGAAAGCGGACTTGGAAATCGCGCGTCAGGCGGAAATCGCCCGCAAGGAGCGCGCCGAACTGGAGGCCAAAGCGAAGGCGGAAGCCGCGCGACTCGCGAAGATCGCCGCCGAGGAACGCGCGGCGGCGGAGGCCAAGGCGAAAGCTGCCGAGGCGGAGGCCGCAAAGGTCCGCGCCGAACTCGCAGCCAAAGCGAAGGCGGAAGATGATCGCCGCGCTGCCGAGGTTGCCGCGGCCGCCAAGGCCGCCAAAGAAGAAACCCGCGCCGCAGCCGCAGCCGATGGGGTGAAGCTCCAGCGATTCGCTGAACAGGTCCGGTTGCTGCCAAAGCCAACCCTCAAGGATGCCTCGCTTCAATCCGACCTTTCGACGCGAGTTGAAAAGTTGGCCGCGTGGGCTGAAAGCGCAACGGAGGCTCAATTACTATGAACACCGAACTCGAACTCGCCGCGCAGCCGATGGAGGTCGCGACGCGCCCGGCCCAAAGCCTCACATCCCTCGACATTTTGGAATCGGCGGTGCGCGGCGGCATCACGTCGGAAAACGTCGCCGTCGTGAAGGAGATCATTGCCATGCGCCGGGAGGAAATCGCGCACGACGCCAAGGCCAAATTCAACCGCGCGTTCTTCGAGTTGCGGCAGGAGATTGGGCGGATGGACTTCTACGCGGACAAGGCCGCAATGAACAATGGCAAGGTCGCCTACAAGTATTGCAGCGAGAGGGAACTTCAAGCCGGGCTGGATCCTGTGCTTTTCAAACACGGATTTGCCATGCTGTTCGGACAGCGCGACGCGGACGGCAAAACCGTCGCGATCATCACGCTCATTCACCGCGACGGGCATGAGGAACAAAGGGAATTCTCCGTGCGCTCCGGCAACACGAACGCGATGAAGGATGCGACCGCCGCCGACACGGGCGCGACCACGAGCGCCTGGCGTCATCTGGTCATCAAGATGTTTGGTCTGAAGTCCAGAATCTCGGAAAGCGACGACGCCCGCAACCTGGGTGACTTGGCAACGAAGGTGAAGCCGGAGGTGGCGGCGGAATTGGAACGCCGCGCCCATGAGAGTAACATCGCCGGCGCAATCCTGAAATACGTCGGCGCCGCTTCGTTCTTGGACATTCCTGCCCTCATGGTGCCCGTGGCCGAGCGGATGCTCGCGGCCAAGGAGAAGGCTGGCCGATGAAAGTCCATGCTCATTTCCTGCAAAAGAACGGCGGCGACCCGACCGAGGCGTGGCAGACGATGCGCCGCGGCAAGTTCACTGCGAGCGAGTTCCACCGCTTCGTTAAACTCGACGGCAGGCTCCGCACGGGAGAAATGCCGGAAACCTACCTGTGCGAGAAGTTATTCGAGCGGTGGACCGGACGGGACAAGCCGAACACATGGTTTTCGATGGACGTGAACAACGGCGTCATCATCGAGGAGAAAGCCGCGCTGTTTGCTCAAATGGAATACGGTCTTGAGATCCAGCCGGTGGGATTCGTGTCGGATGATGATGAGCGGTTCGGCTGCTCGCCGGACGGGTTGCTGGGATTCACCGGCTTGCTGCCTGACAAACCAACGGAGAACCCTTGCGGCGAAAGCGGCATCGAAATCAAAGCTCCCGCGCTGGCGACCCACATCAAATACCTGCTGGCTGGCGGAATTCCCGATGACTACTTCTGCCAGGTTCATGGGAGCATGTTCGTCACCGGCTGCAAGACGTGGCACTTCCTGTCCTACCCGCTGGCCTGCTACCTCGACGGCTTCCCGCCGCTCAATCTGGTGATCGAGCGCGATGAAAAGTTCTGCGCGAACCTCGCCGATTCGCTGGACGTATTTCTTCAGCGATATGACGACGCCTTCGCCGTGCTGTGCGAGAAGAACGGCGGCCCTCCCAAGCCGCCCGGGCCGACGCCCGACCAGATTCGAGCGATGGAAAACCCCACCATGATGAACGGCATACCCTTCACTCCCGGAATCTGAATGACCCACTCCACAACCATCCTGCGCGAGCGCAACCTGAACGGCAACGACGTTGAGTGCGAGGTCGAGATCGAGGTTGAATACACCTACCACCGCGCCCGCCGAGGCGCTCGGGACAGCCTGTGCGGCAAGCGCGGCGCCGGCCCGCCGCTTGAGCCTGACGAGCCGGCGGAGATTGAAATTGACTCCGTTACAGACGCGACGAGCGGCGCGGAGGTGGAATTGACCAACGCCGAGCAGGACCGTATCCGCGACAAGATCATCGAAAAACTTGGTGAAGAATTCCGAGATTGAAACCATGAAAGCGATTTCCCTTTGGCAGCCGTGGGCGTCGGCGATGGCGCTCGGCCTGAAACAGATCGAAACCCGTAGCTGGGCCACGAGTTACCGCGGCGACCTGGTGATCTGCTCCTCCAAGCGCCAACCGGACAATTTGCTCGGTATGCCGATCGCGCAGGAATTCGGAATCACGTCCATGCTTCTCGGATACGCGCTCTGCGTCGTCGAGCTTTATGATTGCGTGCCCGCCGACCGCGTGCCTTACCAGTTGATTCCAATGGAACTTTCGCTGGGCGACTTTACACCCGGCCGGTTCGCATGGCTCACGCGCAACCGCCGGCCGCTCCGCAATCCCGTGCCGCTGACCGGGCATCAGGGGCTATGGGAACTACCGGAGGAAACCGCCGCGCTGATCGCCAGCCAGCTTTGACCGCAGTAAACCAAAACCAAACCTAAACCATGCCGAAAAAACCGACCCCGATTCTCGACGCCGCGAAGGCGAACGAGTTGAAAGAAACCCTCGAAGCTAACCAGATCGGGAAAGGCGATCAACCCGCCTCCCCGCCGCCCGACGTGCCATCAAAGCCTGCGGCCAAAAAGGACGACAAGCCGAAGAAGAAAGCCCAGCGCATCGAAACCATCCTCATCCGCCACGACTTCACCGTGCCCGAGCGCGCGGACCTCGGCAGCAGCCTCGCCGACAAGGCCCGCATCTTGGCCGACATCGAAGGCGAGGCGAAAGCCTGCGCCAGGCAGTACAAGGACAAAATCTCCACCATGCAGACCGAGGTGGACTCCCTGGTGAACAAGATCAAGGAGGGCTTCGAGATGGTGCCCGTCGCCGCGATCGTCATGGTGCAGATTGACCGGAAGCACAAGACCGCCACGAAAGCCTTCTACCGCAAGGACACCGGCACTTACATCAAGTCGGAGGACATCATCAGCAACACCGAACTGGAGTTGTTCAACGTCCTGCCCGACAACCGGGACTTGAGCAAGCCGCTCGAAGCGAAACTCATGGCCGATCAGGTCTGAGCACCACGCGCCTAGCTCCACGAACCATTCCAAAAACTATTCCAACACCATGATCGAATTCACCAAAGCCTTCAAAACCAGCGACGGCGAGACGCACTCCACCCTGGAGGACGCCAAGCGGCACGAGTTGACCTGCCTGTTTGCGGCCGAGCCTGGCGCTCACCCTCTCGAAGTGGTTGAGCAAATCGTCGCCACGATTCACCGAGAGTCCGACCGCATCGTGGACATCCTGAGCACGAATGGCAGAAGCCGCCCGAAGGCGCGCAAGATCAACAAGAAAAAGGCAACTCCGAATGAGAACCACACCAAACCCTGACTTCACAGGCCAGAGGTTCGGAAGGCTTCTCGCGATTTCTTGGAGCCGAACTCCGAAAAACCACGGATTAAGGCCCGGGCGGATTTCTCTTGCACCGAAGCAAATCGGTGGTTGAATCAAGTCGTCAACGAGAGTTGGCGAGGCGACCGTCGAAAGCCGCCTTTGAGAAACAGTGAACTGTGGCATCACCAACAAAATCTGAACGCGCTCGCTGGCGGAATGTGGGCTTGACCCGTGATCTTCTCACGGAGATCACTGTGCCTGCTTTCGACCCGTCGGCGAGCGTGTTCAGAATTTGGAGGTTCAATGGCTGATTGGTTCAAGTTTTACGAGGATTTCTTCGATAATCCACGATTCCAGTACGCAATCCACCAGATGTCCGAAGTGTGTCCGGTCACTGTCCTGCTATTGACCGAACACTGTCGGCACAAGTCCGGCTCCATCCGGTGGTCAGGTGACGAGATAGACCTACTTGGGTTCTCCGCCAAGATCAACGTCAGCCCTGCCAAGATCAACGAGGCCATAATCCTTTTGCAGAGAATCCGCTACATCACGGTGGACAAGGGAAGGATTACGTTCTTGAAATGGAACGACTTACAGAGTGATTACTGCCGAAAACTCAGCCGAAAAAAGGCATCTCGCGTCCAGAAAAGTCCAGAAAAGACCAGAAAAGTCCCCCGAGACGAGACGAGACGAGAGGAGAGGAGAGGAGAGAATTCGAATAAGGGGTTCGGGTTGGATGAACTCAAAATCGCCGGGAACGGAAAGCTCGAAGTGGAGTTGATGGAAGCGTGTCGCGAGTTGCTTGGGGAATCTGAAATGGCAAAATTCCACGGGCGATGGTATGGCCGAGCAACCAAGGAGCCGAAGCGACTTGAAAGCACGCTCAACGACCTTCGCCTAGCGATAAAAGAAGGCAAGGTGGAAACCACACCAGCCAAATACGCCGAGCACCGCTACAAGGAGTTCGCGTGACTGGACCAGCCCAATACCGCCGCTGGAAGGCTTGCGAGCGCAAGCGCGCCTACCCCACGGCCGAGGCGGCGGCCATCCCGAATCAGCGGGTTTACCGATGCCCCTACTGCGGAAAGTTCCACCGTTCAGCGGCCCTGACAACGCTGGCCAACCGATTGAGGAAACGACCATGATTGATTCCGTAACCGAAACCTCCGGCGGGTTTGACTCCCTGCCACGAAGCAAACGCCGAAAGCCGGACTCCGCGCCAGCCGGCGACCGCCTGCCGCCCCACTCCGTGGAAGCCGAGCAGGGAGTGCTGGGCTGCATCCTGCTCGATCCCAACGCCAGCCTTGGCCTGTGCCTGGAAACCCTCAAGGACGGCCCGGAGGCTTTTTACGACCTTCGCCACCGGGAAATTTACGCCGCGCTCGTGGAGATGTACGACCAGCGCGAGGCGATTGATGTCATCACCGTGCAGCAGCGGCTCAAGGACCGGAAACTTCTCGATCAGGTCGGCGGGATCTCCTACCTGCTCACCTTGCAGGACGCCGTGCCGTCGGCAGCGAACGTGACCTACTACGCGGACATCCTGCAAGAGAAGCACCAGATGCGGCGCATCATCCAGACCTGCACGAACGCCGTCGCCGAGGTTTACGACCACACCGGCGAGGTCGAAAGCCTGCTCGACGGGGTGGAGCGCGACATCCTGAGCTTGCGCCGGGAAAGCGCCTGCGGGCAGAAGCCGGTGATGCAGCTTGTCCAGAGTGCCATTGACCGCATCGAGGTGATGCACCAGCGGCGAGGTGAGATCGGAGGTATTGCCTCCGGTTTCCCGGACCTGGACCGCATGACAGACGGGTTTCATGGGGGAGAAATGATCGTCATTGCCGGCCGCCCCAGCCTCGGCAAGACCTCGCTGGCCATGAACATCGTCGAGCACGCCGTCCTGAACCTGCAAATCCCGGTCGGCGTGTTCTCGCTCGAAATGCAGTCCGACCAGCTTATGCTCCGGTCGCTCTGCTCGCTGGCCCGGGTGAACCTCCGCAACATCCGCGGCGGATTCATGTCCGAAGCGGACTTCCCAAAACTCACCATGGCTTCGGGAAGGATGTCCAAAGCCCCGCTGTTCATTGACGACACCGCCGGACTCTCGATCATGCAGTTTCGAGCGCGCGCCCGGCGTCTGGTGCAGCAACACGGCATCAAGTTGCTCGTCTTGGATTACCTGCAACTGCTTCACTCCACAAACCCTCGCTGCGCCGATAACCGCCAGCAGGAGATCGCCGACATTTCCTCCGGCATCAAGTCGCTCGCCAAGGAGTTGAACCTCCCCATCCTCGTGCTGTCGCAGTTGAATCGCGAACTGGAGAAGGAGCGCGGTCGGAAGCCCAAACTCTCCCATCTACGCGAAAGCGGCAGCATCGAGCAGGACGCGGACGTGGTGGGGTTGCTCTATCGTTCCGGTGAAACTGAGGCGGAAACCGAGGACGAAAGCGACGCGCTCGCCGTGAACCTGCTGATCGCCAAGCAGCGCAACGGACCGACCGGGGAGGTTCACCTGACCTTTCTCAAGACCTACACCCGCTTCGAGTCCGCCGCCAAGGTGCATGGCGACGACGTTCCCGAACGCTCCCGGGCGCCGTATAGCGACTGACGAAGCTTGACACCGATCACCCCAAACCTTAAAACCATCCCCAGCGATGAAACATCAACCTTTGTTCCGCGTCCTGACCGGGATCGTCGAGGTCATCTGCCGCCGGCATCTGGACGAACTGCGCATCTTTTCCGAGACGATCAACGGCGCCGAGACGCTGGTCGTGCTGCCCCACGCCGCCGATTACCCGCGCCTCGTCGGCCGGCACGGTGGCCAGGTCAACGCCGTCACCTACCTCGTGAACAAGGCCGCGCAACGGCTGTGCGAGCGCATCGGCTTCTCCCTGCGCGAGTCCTTCGTCGGCGACCGCGAGCCAGTCGAGCCGTTCGCCTTCAATCCAGACTTTCAGCGAGGTGTCGTATCTCACCTCATCAAGGTTGCCTGTCGATCGGATAGCCCATAACTTGTCACCATCGAGCCAATCAAAGAGCGTCCAGCGGACGCCCGAGTCAACCCCAGGAACGACCGCCGAGAGCGTGTAGCACATTCGAAACGCTACGTTATCAACTCTGACCGTGGCAGGAGTTGGAGCCACGAATGATGCCGATCCTGAGTAAGTGGCATTGAGCACGTATCCAGCCCCTGTCAAAACCGTGCCAGATGCAAGTCGAGTGATGAGCGTT